TTTAGGGAAATTGCTATTTCAAAATTGGTGCAGAGAAGATATGATATTCAAGCGTTTGCTGTAGACCCATTAGCTAAAAGTGAAGAAGATGCTTACTTCAATGAAATGAAGGTTAAGATTATGATGCGTGAAGCTTTGAAAAAAGCTGGAGGAGAAGAACTTGCAGATAGTCCTGTATTAGCACCAGCTCCGGGGGAGCCGCAAGATATGGAGCAATTGGAAATGGAGCAACAGTTCGGATATAAGCACGTAATGTCAATGGAGGCAGAGCAGGCTGTATCACTTTCTTTTTATCAAAATAAATTTGATGACAAGAGGAAAAGAACTATAGAAAATTTATTTGATTTTGGAATGGGTGGTTACACTCAATGGATTGATGAGAATGGTCACGTAAAGATAAGAGAAATTAACCCTGAAAACATGGTGTTATCTTATTGTTCTAAAAGTGATTTTTCTGATTTAGTGCATTGGGGTGAAGTAAGAGAAATGTATATTGGAGATTTAGCTCCATACTTTACGGCAGACCAAATGAATCAAATGGTAACTTCTGTCGCTGGAAGATTTGGTAACCCATCAAACTTTATGTATGGTACTGACTATTCTAAATATTGGAATAGATTTAAAATATTGGTTTTAGATTTTGAATTTTTATCATGGAACGATTATACTTATAAAGAAGAAGTAGATGGTCGTGGTAATACAAGATTTGGTAAAACTAAATATCAGTCTCCTTCAAGAATGGCTGTTAATCAATTAGGTTCATTAGAAGCTGAATTTAATAAGCCAATGAGTCAAACAGAAAGTAAAGGTCAAGCAGAACCTATTTTTATGCCTGTAACCAAAAAGGTTGTTTACAAGTGTAAGTGGGTTGTGATGACTGATTTTATGTATGACTGGGGTATGTCTGAAAACCAAATTAGAAAACCATCATCTTGGTGGGATACTCAATTGAATATTCAGTTGTATGCTTGGAACTTCTATAAGATGCGTTTTGCTGGTGTTACAGAAAGGCTTATTCCATTGGAAGATAAAGCTTGTTTAGCTTGGTTTAGATTGCAGAATATGGCTAATAAGCTTATTCCATATTTAATCAATATTGATTTAAACGCACTTGAAGGTGTTGACTTTGGTGGTGGTGGTGAAAAAATGAATCCTACTAAAGTTATGGATTTCATTTTCTCAAACTTTGTTGTTCCTTATCGTTCAACAGATTTGTTAAGCCAAAATCCAAACTACAAACCAGTAAGCATTGAGGCTTCTGGTCAATTAGCTGTATTTGGTCAATTGTATGATGACTTGATGCGTACTATTGATTTAATGCGTCAGGTTTCTGGATTGAATGAATTAACAGATGGTTCTACTCCTAATGCAAGAACTTTAGTTCCTGTTGCTAATGCAGCAATGGAAAGTACTAATAACGCTCTTTATTTATTAAGTTTTGCTGATAAGCAATTGATTCAAGGTTTAGCTGATGCAGTTGTTGCAAAGGTTCAGATAGCTGTTAAGTTAGGAAAGGTTCAAGGGACTGCTAAAGCTTTAGGAACTGAGACAGTGAAGTTCTTACAAATTAATCCTAATATATCTATTCATGAATTCGGTATTTTCATTGAAGATGCTCCGCAAGATTATGAAAGACAGCAATTGATTCAAGAATTAAACATTCGTGATTCACAAGGATTGATTGAGCCTGAAGATAAGATACTTGTAATGAGCTGCCGTAATTTGAAAATGGCTTCTATGATTTTGGCTTACAGAATCAAAAAGCGCAGAGAACAGATGCAGCAGTATGAATTACAAAAGATTCAACAGCAAACGCAAGGTAATGCTCAAGCAGCTCAACTTGCAGAACAAGAAAGAAGAATTACTTTGCAAACTCAATTAGATGTAGATATTGCTAAAATCAATGCAGAGAAGCAGTGGGATTATATTATCCAAATGGGTAAGAAAGAAAGCGATATTCAAGAAGCTAAGATTCAAAGTGATGCAAAAGTTATCGCTCAAAGAATTTCAGCAGAAGCTAAAATAACAGTTAACAACAATAAAAAAGAAAAATAAGATGGAAGTTAAATCATTACTCAGCGGCAAAATGAGAAAAGGTCTACAGGATGCCCTGTACGTAGAACTATATCAATCTAATTTATGGAAAAGTTTAGCAAACCAATTACAGAGATTAGGTTTGTTCGGTACTCAAAAGTATTTCTTAGCAGAAAGTGCTGAAGAACTTACGCACTACCAAATGATTGTAGAGTTCATGAACGACATGGGTGATTGTGCAGACGTTCCAAGAATAGATGCCATTACAGATAAAATTGAAAACTTAGGCGATTCTTTAGAAATTGGATATGAAACTGAATTAGAAGTTTATAACCAATACAAAAAATTCTATCAAATGGCTGAAGAAGAAGATTGCGTAGTAGCTCAGTTTTTATTACAGTTTATGGAAATTCAAAGAAAGGCAGTTGGTGAGTATGGTGACTTGTTGGCTAAATATAAAATAGCGGAAGAATCTAAGGAAATCCTATTCTTTGATAAGAGTATGGGTAAAAATTAAATAAATTTATTTTTTTAACTAAATTTTATTATTTTCGTAACGTAAAACACATTTATGTCAGAACTAGAACAAGAACAAACACAAGAACAAAAACCAGTTTATAGAATGAGTACCGGTATTCCTATGCCTCAAGATGAGTCTGTAGAGCCTGCCGCACCTATTCAAGCTGAAAGTGCAGAATCAGTAACGGTATCAACTGAAGAACCCCAGTCTACAGTTGTAACAGAACCAGAAGTTCAGGCTGAAGAAAATGTAACAGCTTTTTCTATGCCTAATTTTGGTGATGAGCCTGCTGAAGATAGTACTGAAGAATCTCAAGCATCTGCTTCAGTTCAAGTAACTGATTGGAAAGAGCAATTAAAGAAATCAGACCCTAAAGAGATTTTAAAGGAATTAGGTTATGATGATTTTGTTGCCGATTTTGCTGAGTTTAGAAAAAATGGTGGAGATGCCTATAAGTTCCTAGAAGCTAAAGCTTTTGATTGGAATAACGTATCTCATACCGATTTAGTATTTGATGAATTGAAATTACAATATCCTAATCTTAGTGATGATAAGATTGAGAAATTGTATCAAGCAAGATATAAGCAAACTGAATTTGCGGCTGATGAAGATAGAGAAGTTGGATTGATTCAACTAGAAGCAGACGCAGAATTAGTTAGACAAAAGAGAATACAAGAACAGCAACAGTTCCGTATACCAGAAGTTAGTAGGCCACAAGAGGTGGACAACCAGCTTCAATATGCAGAACAAGAGCGACTTCTTGCAGAACAACAACAACAAGTTCTCCAGTTTTTCAGGGAACATGATGCTACAAAATCCTTATTAGAAAGCAAAAGAGTTGCGATTGATTTAGGAGATAATGGCAGATTCAATTTTAATATTGATAAACCTGAAAATTTAATGGCAGTAGCGTTGGATGGAGAAAAGTGGCAAAGAGCTATTTCTGTAAACCCGCAAGAGGCGGACCCAGCAAAGCTAATTCCAGATGTGGCTAAATTGCAAAAAATTGCATTAGTCGCTCTTAATCCAAACTATGAAAAAGACCTTGTGAATTATGGAAAGTCATTGGGATTGAAAGCTATCATTGAAGAAGGACAAAACGCACGCAGACCTGTTGGTAGCGTACCTGCCCAACCCAATGAATCATTAGGTGAAGCTTTTGGCTCAAGGGCTAAAATGGGAACCATAGGCAGGTAAAAATTAAAAACTTTTACTTAAAAAAAATTAAAAAGATTAAAAATGGCAAACAATTTAGGTAATATTACCAAAGCCTACGTCAGCGCAATTGACCCTGTGCTTGACACGAGAGAGATTAACAAGCTCGTTACTGATATTCAGAACGATGATGCTTTAACAGACATTTTATGGTTAGGTGACAGAAAGAAGCCTATCATGACTGGTCAACCTATTTATTACACTTTTGTAAACGAAGCTTTATTCAAACTTCTTGATACAACTGGTGGTACTGTAAATGGTTCTGGTACAACTTCTATCAACTTTACTTGTACTACTGCGACTTCAGGTCAAGCTCGTAAAGATGATTTAGTTCTAGTTCCAACTGGTGCTATCTCTGCTATCGTTACAAACGTAGTAACAACTTCAGGTGTTGACACTGTATACATTAAATCTGTATCTGGTGCTAACATGACTTTAACTGCTGGTGATAAATTATCTTTATTCTCAGTAGCAGTTGGTGAAAACTCAGTAAGCCAAACTAACTTACGTTTTGGTTTAACTAAGTACACTAACAAGTACCAAATTTTCCGTGAAATTTCAAAAATTACAGACGTTCAAAACGCTGCAACTATTGAAGTTGAATTCAACGGTCAAAACAAATTTATCGTTAAAGACCACCTTGAAAAAGCAATTTTACTTAAAGGTAAAATCAACGCTGCTTTCATCGCTGGTGATATGTCAGTTACTACTTTCAGTGACACTAACCCAATCCTTACTGATGGTAATACTTCAGGTAGCGATGGTGGTGGACCAGTACAAACTACTCGTGGTTTGAACAAGTACATTGAAATGTACGGTAACACAATCGTTAACGGTACTTTAGGTACAGTACAAAAAGCAAACATTGATGATGCTCTTGATACACTTATCGCAGCTAAATCTCCTAAAGATTATTTAGTATTCGGTTCAAGTGCAGTTAAGAGAGCTCATGACACCTATTGGAAGGCGTTAGGTTCTTCTGGCGTACAATCAGTTCGTATCGTTGTTGACGGTAAAGAACTTGATTTACAAGTAGACAAAGTAAGTTACGGTGGTTTCACCCTTAACTACATGGCTATGCCAATCCAAGACCAACCAGTATTATTCGGTCAAACTGTAATTAACAAATGTGCATACTATGTTCCTTACAACAACCGTGTTAAAGTACAAGGTGGTGGATATGATTCAGCAATGCGTGTAAGATACGTACCAGCTCAAACTAAATTCGGTAACGATATGATTGGTGAAATCCACAGCGGTGCAATTTCTCCAGTAAATCCTAACGGAGATGCAATGAACTGGACTTGTTCTTGGACAACTGCGCAGGGCCTTGAAATTTTAGGCGCTCAGCACTTCCTACGTCAACAAGTTTTGGCATAATTTTAATGATAATGGGGGTGGATTTTCCACCCCTTTTATTATATTTGTATAAATCAAAATTCATGGAACAAGAAATTTGGAAACCCATATTAGGTGTGAAGGGTGATTTATATGACGGATACTATGAAGTAAGTAATTTAGGCAGGATAAAAATGCTTCCTAGGCTATTAAGGCATAGTAAAGGAATGAGAGTTTCTAAAGAAAAAATAGTAATAGGTAGTAATAGTCATGGGTACAAAGTGGTATCTTTTAAGAAAGATGGTATAAAAAAGATGCAGAATGTCCATGTTTTAGTTGCTAGAGCATTTGTGGATAATCCTAATCCTGAAAAATTTAGGATTGTTAATCATCTGAATAGCGACAGGGCTGACAATAGAGCAGAAAATTTAGAATGGTGTGACCATAGCAGAAATGCAAAGCACGCATACGAAGCTGGTAAACTTAAGGTGACTAGAGGCTCTGAAAGAAGTACTGCCATTTTGGATGAAGATAAGGTTTTGGCAATAAAATTGTTGTATAAAACAGGTAGGTTTTCTCATTGGAAGTTATCAATAATGTTTAACATTGGAAAAACTACAATTCAAAAAATATTAAACGGAACTAGCTGGACTCATGTAGTCTAGTATTTTAAACCAAAAAAACACATATATGCAAGTAGTTGGAAAATTCAACGGAATTTCAGAAGAATTAAAAAGAGCGATTCCGCCACTAGAGCCGGGTCAATCTGTAACTTTTGAAATGCTTACGGGGGTTAAAAATAACGACCCAGATGAGAAAGAAAGACAAAGAAACCCATTACTTTATCCAAAAGCAAACATCCCTACTAGAGATAGGATTAAAGACCCTTATCTAGCTAAACAAGGTAAAGATGCATGGGTAGATGTGGTAGTAGCTGATTGGTGGGATGGTGAAAAGCCGGGCAAGGAAAGATTCTTTATGCCGGGTGTTAGCGATGGCTTAGGTGGATTCCAATTCACAGGTCGTTTCGCATTAGTAGGTGGTAATCAAAAAGATGAGGAGCTTTATGAGTACCTTATGATTAGTAACTACAACAGAGATAGCGTTTTAGGAGAAGCAAGAGATGCTAGTAAAGCGCCACTTTTTGGTGTTGTAAATCAAAGAAAATCAAGCCAAAAGGCACTTCAAGGTTTTGAAATCCTAAAAGAAGCAATTGGTATTATTTCTAAGATGAAGCCAGCAGAAGCTCGTAAAATTGGAGCTGCACTTAACTGGAATGAATTTACTGATGATGAAGTGATTTTAGCTGAGGTTGCAAACTTTGCTCGCTCTAAGCCAGACGAGTTCTTAAAAGTTTATACAGACCCTTCTAAAGACATTAAATCAGCTGTAAGACAAGGTTTAGATAATGAAATTATTTCATTTGATATGGCTACCGGTAAGGTTTCAATCGGCTCTCAAGAAATCACTACAATCTCTAAACAAGACAGAGGAAATGTAACAGATGCATTGACTCAATTTATCCAAACTTCAAAGAATGGTAAAGAAGTTCTTGCTAATATCGAGAAGCAATTAAATGAGTTAGCTAAGGCTTAAAATTTAATTAAATTATAATAAAAAAGCTCTACCATAAAAAAGTAGGGCTTTTTTTATTATTTAACATTTTTTTGGTAGTTTTGGTAAACTTTTTTATTATGCCGTTTACACAAAATTTCGCCGCCTCTCAGGTTATATCAACGCCTAATTTATTGATATTAGATGATACAAGTACAGGTTCTGATGCTGCTATCACTACCAGAAGGGTATATATGCAGAAATCAGATGGTACTTATTTAGTTGAAACTGGTACAACCACCAACTATGAAGTATGGTCATTAGCTACCGGAAACACAATTAGTTTTAACGTATTGGATAAAGATTATGCATTGAACATCACTGTTGAATGGAGGGATAACTCAAATGTGCTATATAGCAAGACTGTTACGTATTGTTTTTCTACGTACGCAAAAATTTATAATACTAAATTATCTAAAGCTCAAATATCTACTCCTGAAAGATTGGACGGCGATAATTGGCTTTCTACAAAGTTTGCTTTAAATACTTATATCCGTGCGGCAGATGATGCAATTTCATTAGGTGCAGGTATTGCTATTGCGCAATTAAGTTTGAATAAAGCAAAATACATTATTGACAATCCTAAATTAGTTTACTAATGCCAACTACAGCAGATGTTATTGATATAGCAAAAGTTTCAGCATCTTTAGCAATAAGAGATATTGAATTAGGTAAAGAAACAGATTTGAATTTACCTAAGAAATTGCAAATGGAAGCTGATATTTTAGAGTGGGTTGATGATGTGAATTACACGGGCATCAACCTTGTTGGTTTTACAGAGTACGTATATGGAATGTGCGGTGGGTATGCTTATGAAGCAGAAGGAATTATTGGCACAGGTGGTATCGTTGTTAATCCAAGTAGCGGTGGTTCTACAAGAACTATTGAGCAGTATTCTAAGTTCGCAAGTGGTGGTTCTACAACAATTACATTCTCTGAAGCAATTGATAAAGTTCTTCTTTATGCAAGTAGAGGTGGTATTGATGTTGGTGAAATTATATTTAGTGGTACACCTACGGGTAATCAAGTTAAATGGGATACTAATACCGGAGTGCTAACTGTTGCATCAACTGTTCCGTTCCAAACTGGAGAGTTTGTGAGAATATTGGTTATCTAATAAAAAAATATTAAAATGGCAATACAAGGTTTTTTTACCGGTGATGTTAAGATAAAAGATTTAAACGGTGTATTAAAAGCCGTTAATGGTATTGTAGAAGTAGCAACTGATGCAGGTACGGTAACAAGCGTTGGTTTAACTGTTGGTTCAACAGGAACTGATGTAAATGTTGCAAATAGTCCCGTTACTACAAGTGGAAGTATTACATTAAATATTCCAACTTCATCTGCAACTAATAGAGGTTTATTAAGCTCTGCTGATTGGAGTACATTTAATTCTAAGCAAGGAACTATTACTTTAACTACAACAGGGAGCAGTGGTCCTGCGACATTAATAGCAGGTACATTAAATATTCCTAATTACAGTAGTGCATTAACAGGATATGTGCCTTATACAGGAGCTACAGGTAATGTTGATTTAGGAGAGTATGGAATTTCTTCAGGATACTTTCAAGCAGATTTAACACCGTCTGGTGCTTTACAGGTAGGAAGGATGCAATGGAATTCTACTGATGGCACAATGGACTTGCGTTTGATGGGTAATAATGTTACACTTCAGATTGGACAAGAGCAAGTAGCGAGAGTAGTAAATGGAACAGGAGGTAATTTATTAGAATCAAATTACCAAGCTGTAAAAATAATTGGAGCTCAAGGCCAAAGACTTCAGGTAGGGTTAGCTAGAGCAGATAATGACGCAAACTCAAAAGATACTTTAGGTTTAGTAACTGAAAATATAAGTAATAATCAGGAAGGATTTATTACCGTTTCTGGTTTAGTAAATGAAATTAATACTACTGGTTCACTTCAAGGTGAAACTTGGGCGGATGGGGATACCCTTTATTTAAGTGGTACTACTTCAGGAGCTATTACAAATGTAAAACCTACAGCACCTATACATACGGTTATTGTTGGTTTTGTAGTTTATGCACACCAAAATCATGGTAAGATATTTGTAAAGGTTGACAATGGTTATGAATTAGAAGAATTGCATGACGTTGCACCAACCCCTTATGTTAATAAAGGTGTTTTATATAGAGATACAGCTACTAATCTTTGGAAGTCTGCTACTATTGGAACACTATTAGGATATACGCCTGCAAACGCAGCTACTACATTAACTATCAACGGAACCGCTTACGATATTTCTGCAAACAGAACATGGTCTGTAGGAACTGTTACAAGTGTTGCGACTACGGGCCCACTTACAGGTGGTACAATCACTGGCTCAGGAACTATAGGAATTACTCAAGCAACTACATCTACCGATGGTTATTTGAGTTCTACCGATTGGAATACTTTTAATTCTAAGCAGGCTGCTTTAACTTTTAGCGCTCCATTGATAAATACGTCTGGTACTATATCTATACCTGCTGCATCAGCTTCGGTTAATGGTTACTTGAGCTCTACAGATTGGGCAACTTTTAATAATAAACAAGCGGCATTAAGCGGAACTGGTTTTGTAAAGATTAGCGGCACAACTATTAGCTATGATAATAGTACTTACTATTTAGCTTCTAACCCAAGTTCTTTTATCACTCTAACAGCTTTATCAGCTACGGCTCCATTAAGTTATAGTAATACTACAGGAGTATTTTCAATATCTCAGGCTACTACGTCAACTGATGGTTACTTATCTAGCACTGATTGGAATACCTTTAATAATAAACAGGCAGCAGGAAACTATATAACTGCATTAACGGGAGAGGCTACTGCTTCAGGACCGGGAAGTGCTAGTGTAACTTTAAGTACTTCTGCGGTTACAGGTAAGCTGCTTACAGGATTAAATTTAACAGGTGGTGGCACTATTGCTGCTACTGATTCTATATTACAGGCTTTTGGTAAAGTTCAAAACCAAATCTCAGGATTAGCTGGTGGCGTTACTTATCAAGGCACATGGAACGCATCTACAAATACCCCTACATTAACAAGTTCTGTTGGAACTAAGGGTTACTACTACATAGTAGATGTAGCTGGTTCTACTAACTTAAATGGTATCACTGATTGGAAAATAGGTGACTGGGCTATATTTAATGGCTCTACATGGGATAAAGTAGACAATACAGACGCAGTAAGTTCGGTGAACGGGTTTACAGGAGCGGTGAGTTTGACTACTTCTAATATCGCAGAAGGTACTAATTTATACTACTTAGACTCAAGAGCAAGACTTGCATTAAGCTTTACGGCAGGTTCGGGAGCTTATGATAATACTACTGGTGTTATTACAATTCCAACCAATACAAGTCAGCTTACTAACGGTGCAAACTTTATTACCCTTTCTTCGCTATCTGCAAGCTCACCATTGGCATATAATAGTGGAACTGGGGCTTTCTCTATACAAGTGGCTACAGGCTCTCAAAATGGCTATTTAAGCTCTACGGATTGGACTACATTTAATAGTAAGCAACCAGCAGGTAACTATGTTACTACTGATACCACTCAGACCATTACGGCTCTTAAAACATTTACTGCAAAAGTTGTAATTAATACAGGGGGAACGGATGACCAAATACAATTGGTAGGTACTGCTCCGTCTGTAAGATTAACTAATGCTGCTACAGGTGCGACAATTAATGGTTTTATTGCAATGTCGGGTGGTGCTAATAACTATATACAGGGTTCTGTTTCAGGAGATATGACCATTGGTAACCAGAACAACGGAAAGATATTGTTTGGTTTTGGCTCAGGAACTGCTACCCAAAAGATGAGTTTAGATTCAAACGGTAACGCCGTGCTTAGTGGTGGTTTAACTTTAGGTTCTACTTTATCAAATGGAACTTATACATATACTTTGCCGGGAGCTGCGGGAACTTTAGCTCTAATTAGCGATGTTCAAACTGGTTATGTTCCGTACACGGGAGCGACAGGAGCAGTTAATTTAGGGGCATACGACTTAACTGTTAACGGTGTTCTTGTTGGAAAAGGAGCTGGAACGGGAGCGAATAATGTTATACTTGGAGATAATGCTTTATCTGCAAATACTACTGGCTCAAGAAACGTAGCCATTGGCACATTCCCATTATGGAAAAATACAACAGGATTTGCGAATATAGCAATTGGAGCAGAAACATTAATTAATGAAACTTCAGGAAATAATAACATTGCTATTGGAGATAATACTGCAAAATATATTACCACAGGTGTTGGAAATATAGCCATTGGAGCAGGTTCTGGATTGGATAATTTAACTACAGGCTCATACAATACGATATTAGGAGGCTCTTTAGGTTCATCTATAGGGAATGTTTCTAATAATATTATATTGGCTGATGGTCAAGGTAATATTAAATATAGATGGGATGGTACGAATAATAATTTGTACGGTAACACCATTTTTTCAAGTACTATAGGTAACGGAACTTATACATATACTTTACCAAGCGCTACAGGCACACTTGCTTTAACAAGTCAGATACCTGCCAACGCTGTTGGGGGTACAGGTACTACAAACTACCTACCTAAGTTTACAGGTACAAGTACAATAGGGAATAGTTTAGTGTATGATGATGGTACAAGAGTTTTTATTAATGCAACATCTGCATCAGGTTTTGGTTCTCCTAAGTTTTTTGTGAAGATGGAAACTGCTAATACTTACGAAGGTATATTAGTAGCAAGTTCTTCTAACAACAATGCAATCGCTATTGCACATACAGGCTCTTTAGGTTTAATTACAACTAACTATGGAACAAGTGGCGCAAATACCCCTTTAGCTTTTGGTACTGATGGAGCAGCGCAAATGACCTTATCTACTTCAGGCAATTTAGGATTAGGAGTTACACCGAGTTCGTGGAGTGGAACAAATGTAAAGGCATTTCAATTTGGTAATTCAGGTGCTTTGGCAAATAGTGGAACATTTGGAACAATAGTATTTAATAATTCCTATTATAATAGTGGTTACAAGTATATAACAAGCAATTCCGCAAGTGCCTATGTGCAAGACGGAAGCACACATCTTTGGTATCAAGCCTCTTCAGGAACGGCAGGTAACGCTATATCCTTTACCCAAGCAATGACGTTAGATGCGAGTGGTAGATTGGGTATAGGTACTACATCGCCAAGTACAAAATTAACAATAGACAATTCAGCTAATCCAAATACCAATCATATTGATTTTATTGGCTATTCATCAACTCCTAAAGGCCATATTGGACAATTTTCTCACGCTTTATATTTAACTTCTAACTACTATTATGCTGGCGGGCAATATAATGATAATTCTAGTTTTGGTCAAGCATCAATTTCAATAGCCGCAGGAACAACAAATACTAGCACAATATCATTTGCTTTATCTGATGCTGGTGCCACTTCTCCATCTACTAAAGTATTAATTAATAGTGCAGGTAACGTAGGTATAGGTACTAACTCACCAAGCTATAAATTAGATGTATATCGTGAAGGTAGCGGTGTTGTTGGTCGTTTTGGTAAAGAATCAATTTATGGAGAATGGGCAGTAGACGGGCAAAGAGTTGGATTCCAAGGTACTCGTACTTCAGATAGTTTAACAAGTGGATTCTATATAGAAAATCCAAGCAACACAGGTACATCAAATTTTGAATTATTAACACTTAGAACCGCTGGCTCCGAACGTATGCGCATAACAAGTGGGGGAACTTTACTTGTTAATTCTACTAATACTGATATTGGTGGTTCTGTTAATGGAATTGCTTTGTCATCCGGAAATAAAATTCTTGTTTCAAATAACTTAACAGGTATAGATTCATATTTAGTTTATGGAGATAGAAGAGGTACAAATAATGAAGGCGTAGTATATATGCTTGCTATGGGGGGGTTCTATAAAGCATCAATTGGTGTATTAGGCCAAAACAACGCATTGAATAATGGTGGGATGACATTTAGCACAATTTCAGGCAATGACACTATTTCTGAACGTATGCGCATAACAAGTGGGGGGTTAGTTGGTATTGGAACGAGCAGTCCTGCTGAAAGATTAACAGTAGCTGGCGGCAACTTTCGTCTTAACGGAGTTAATGCAAACAGTAGATTCATAATTTATCAAGACTATAGCAGTAGTGCTGTTGGTGTACAATTATTCAATAACAGTGGTGTATCTGTAATTGACCTTAACGGTAATGCTGGAAATATAAATATTACTGGTAGTATTTCAACAGGCGCACCAACAAACGGAACTGCACAATCTTGGAAATTAGGAAATGCAGTTTCAGGTACAGTATCAACAAATCATTATATAATAGTAGAAATAAACGGAACAACTTACACAATTCCTGCATTGCAAGGATTACCTTAAAAATTAAAATAAAAATGACAACAACAAGCTTTTCATGGGTCATCAGCCAGCTTAACTGCGCTGTAGAATCAGAAGGATTACCAAACGTAATCAATGTAATACATTGGCGCTACCAAGCCACACAAGTAGATGGGGATAAAACATGGTTTGCAGAAACCTATGGTGCATCCAGCGTAGCTCAACCTAACCCTCAGAACTTCGTTCCTTACGAGGATGTAACTGAAGCGGAAGTAATTTCATGGCTGGAGGAGATATTGCCAATGGAAGCTATGCAAGCTAGCCTAGAGGCTAATATCGCCCTACAGATTAACCCTGTGGAAATCACCCTTCCGTTACCGTGGGCTCCGTCAGAAAATAGTGGACAAGTTTTGTAGTTTTTAATTAAAATTGACTATTTTTGACAAAACACATATTTTATGAAATTAAACCTGAATGAAATCGTAGAACTGCATTATGAATTAAATGGTATGACTTACACTAAAGATGGTGTTTCTACCGTGGTTTCTAATGGACTTCTAAAACAAAAAACAAGCATGAAAAACAAGCTTTATTTCCAAAGGCTTAACAAAGTAGTAGAAGCGGAAGTAAAGTTGCTAGATGAGTCTAAAAAGGAGCTTTTTGACAAGTTTGGCGAAGGGGAAGGAGAAGAAAGATTCATCCCTAAAGAAAAAATGGAAGAATTTAACAAAGAGTACTTGGATTTACTAAAAGCTGAAAAAGAAATAGACGTGGTTAGCTTGTGGTCAACAGACATCACACCTGATACCCTAGCGTCTATTGAAACAGAAGAAGTATATCCTGTTTTTTTAAAATTAGTAGACAAATAACATAAAATGACAAATCACAGTCACCAAGCCGACATCGCTACACTAATTAGCATTTCTGGAGCAGCTGTAACAATAAGCGCTATCCAACCATTTGTAAGTTTAGCTGCCGGTTTGGTGGCTATTGTATCAGGTATATTTGCTATTAGATACTACCATAAGAAAACGAAGAACATTAAAAAGCGTGACGCATAATGGGAAAGGTAGCATTTTTACTACTTTTCCTTTGTAGCTGCGCAACAGTTAAAAAGAACGAGAAAAGAACAGACAGTACCGTAACTAGAACATTAGATTCGGTACACGTTACGTTCTATGACAGCGTTACTAAAGTGATTGAAAAAGAGCAGTATTTCACAAAAACAATAACATACTACGATACCCTATGGGTAACCAAAGATAGTATGATTACGATTCCAAAGTATACAGAAACTTGGACATCAGGAACTAAAGAGAAGCAATCAGACACGAAACTAAGCAAAAAGGATTCTGTTAATACCAATAAGTCAGAAACCATCCAAAAAACCACCACAGAGAAAAGTAAAGAAAAAACTGCTAATAACTTTTATAAGATTTTATTCTTCATAATGGTTATAGTTTTAGTTATTTATATCTATGAAAAACTGAGAAAATGAAACAGATAAATCATAATATTAAAGGGTTTGTTTGGGTGTTGGGGTTTATTATTATTGTAACATTATTAGTTTTATTAACATGAAAAGATTATTTAGCTGGGCTTCGGGCTTCGTGTCAGACAACGGAGAAGCATCAAGTAAAAGATTAGTTGGTATCGTATGTTCTGGATTCCTTTGCTGGACCATGTACGCAAATTCATTTACAGAAGAACATTTTGCCCCATCGGCAGTGCTTGTTCA